AATGCATGTATGGGATGAAGTTAAACCTGCATTGATGCAGTTTGATGTTTATAGTTGTGGTGAGTTTGACCATGAACAAATATGTAATAAAATAAAAGAAGATTTCAAAACATCTAAAATAGAATACAAATATTTAAATAGAGAAACAGGATTAGTAGATATCTAAATTATATCCATTCTTTTAATTCTTCCCCCATTACTTGACTAGCTATATTTATTTTTTTACGTAAAGCTTTTTTTATCTTTTCGTCTACAGTTTTTGGTGCTACAAGATCAACATATGTCACTGATCTCTCTTGACCTATTCTGTGTGCTCTATCTTCTGATTGTAATCGTTTCTCTAGATCATAACCATTAGAATAATAAATAACATTACTAGCTGCAGTAAGTGTAATACCATAACCACCGGTCTGTGGATTACCTACAAAAAACTTTACATTAGATTTTGGATCCTGAAATTTTTCAATATTCTTTTGTCTAGTTTCTGAATCAACTGCACCATAATATTGTACAATAGATCCTTCACCATACTTTTTATTTATATGGCTAACAATTTGTTTAATATCATAAACATAATTAGCCCAGATAATTGCTTTACCTTCTATTTCATCTAATACATCTAATAGTTCATTTATTCTATTATTTTTTATTTCAGTAATTGAATCATCATCATTCTTTAAATGACCACATGTTATTTGATGTAAACGCATAAGTTGTGTTAATACATGTGGCGCGGTTGCCATCTTACCTTTTAAAGAAGCGAGGGCCGCGGATTTCATAGTTGAATAAGCTTTTTGTTGTTCTTCAGTTAAATCTACTTGTCTCTCAATATATATTTTTTTAGGTAAATCCAAACAATCCTCCTTTAATACACGATAAGAAAACTTCTTTAATAATTCAGAAAGTTCATCTAATCTTTTATATCCACCTACAATTTGTACCCTACGTCCGCCAAAATTTCTATCTAACATAGTAGCGTATCTATTTCTAAAAGTATAAAAAGAACTATATCCTAATAATTCTTCATGTAAGAAACCACATTGAGTATATAGATCAAGTGGACTTTTTGTCACAGGAGAACCAGTAAGAATTCTTCTATATTTTGCAAGTTTACCTATTGCTAATATAGATTTAGTTCTTTTTGCAGTAGGAGTTTTTATACTTGTAGATTCATCTATTGCCATTAATGTTTCATGACAATTTAAAAATTTAGTAGCAAACTCCAATCCTTTTTTAGTTGAAAAGGCTTCCACATTCATAACAAGGATGTGAAGGTCATAGTCTACTTTAAACAATTGTTGATACTCTTTATCCTTTGTTTTGGATGTGGTTGCAGTCCATAATACCTTTTTATGATTTACATGGCTAGGTAAATGTGTAGGAATTTCACCAGAAAACCAGTTTCTATAAACTCCTTTTGGTGCTATAATAAGCGCCGCATTTATTTTACCTTTATCATATAACATAGCAATGTTATCAACTAATACTTTAGATTTACCCGTACCCATTTCCATGAAGTACGCATACTCTTCTTTATCCCAAGATTTTTTTAACGCAGTTAATTGATGTGCGTATGGTTTAGTTTTAAATTTATAGTTCATAATTATTTTCTTCTTTCTAGTTGACAATTATATAAACACTACTATATTCTCTGTCAAGAAAAAAGAAATTAAGAATGTATAAAAAAGAATTTGTAATAGAAGTAAGTTTAACTAATAAGCAATATAAAATTGCTAAAGCATTAGGTGTTCCTATAAAAGAATATATTGGTTACTTAAGTGGTATGGCTAAAATAAAAAGAAAGAAAAGAAATGAAAAATAAAATTTTTGAATTATATAAACCAGATTCTTTAGAAGATTTTTTAGATTTTCAAAAAGATAATCCTACAGAAAAATTTGTGTATGTTGCACAACAACCACCTGCAAATATAAATATATTAAGTGCATCTGATTTTGGATACCTAGTTATTTGTTTACCAAACACTGGGCCAGAATCTCAAGCAATTTATTCGACTGCACCTTTTGTAAGAAAAATGAAAAAAAATTTACAAAATTTTAATAAACAAGATTATTTATTAGCAATAGGAGATCCAATAATAATTGGTATTTGTAATGTTGCAATAAGTGATGTGACCAATGGTCAATATAATGTCTTGAAATGGGATAGAAGAGAATATAGATATTACCCATTAGAGATTGATTTTTATCAACAACAACAAAGAAGGTAGAAAGATGAGTAATGAAGTAACAAATATGATGTTAAAAGATTCAAAAGATCTTTTAGACAATGTAGAAATAACAACTATAGCTGCAGAGTGTGTTAAGTTAAAACAAAAAGAAGATGAGATTGCAGAACTAGAAGAACAACTTAAAAAGAAAAAAGAAGAAGCAGATGATATAGGTTCTAGAGTAATACCAGAACTATTAGCTGAACAAGGTTTATCTGAATTAAAACTTCAAGATGGATCTAAAGTATCTGTTAGAAAAGAATTTAGGTGCACTCTTCCAAAAGATTTGGATAAAAGAGATGCTGCTTACAAATGGCTTCGAGATCAGGGGTTAGGAGATATTATTAAAAATAATGTCTCTGTTACTTTTGGTAAAGGCGAAGATGACAAGGCGAAGCAATTGCTAGACCTTGCGGTTGAAAATGGATTTCAACCAAGTCAGAAATCTGATGTGGCTTGGAATACATTAACAGCCCTATTTCAGGAGCGTGTCGAGTCCGGGCTCGACATGCCTTCTGATGTCTTTAGTACTTGGATTAAAGACAGAACTAAAATAACTCGGAAATAATAATGGAGAAAAATAATGGCTAATGAAGTAATGGCTAAAAAAACAGAAACATCACTTGCGTTATTTGGTGATGATACATCTAAAGGTTTTGAAAACATGACGTCAGAAGATATGGCGTTACCGTTTGTAAGAATCTTGGGACAACTATCACCACAAGTAACTGAAGGTGATGCAAAGTATATAGAAGGTGCCAAACCTGGTATGATCTATAATACTGTTACCAGCGAATTATACGATGGTAAAAAAGGTATCAAGGTAATTCCTTGTTACTACAAAAAAGATTATCCAGAATGGTCGGATAGAGGTGATGGCCCAGGTGCTCCTGTTGCTACACACTTACCGAACAGTCCGATAATCCAAACTGGTAAGAGAGAAGGCTCTAAAATAAGATTACCTAATGGTAATTATCTTGAAGAGACTGCTTCTTACTATGTAATGATTGAGACAAAGACTGGTGGTTATACACCTGCTTTGATAACAATGAAGTCGACTCAATTAAACGTTAGTAAAAAATGGAATTCTATGATGAAAACCATACAAATACCTAACGGAAAAGGTGGTTTTGTTATCCCACCTATGCATGGGGTTGTGTATAATCTAGCATCTACATTACAAAAGAACGATAAAGGTTCTTGGTATGGATGGGTTGTTACACAAGACAGAATAATGGATCAAAATGATAAGTCTTTATACCTAGAGGCAAAGGATTTTTCATCAAATGTATCCAAAGGCAACGTGCAAACAAAAGAGGATGTTGAAGAGAAGTTATCAGATAGTACTCCATACTAGTGATAAAAATAAGGGGGATTGTAAAATCCCCCTTTACAAAAGAAAGAGAAATGATAAATGCAAAAAGATAAATTCAAAAATATATTTAGCGGACTAAAAATAGCATATGGACAATATCAGCCAGGAGATCGTAGCGAAAACGGAAAACAAAAAGGTAAGGCTTTTATTGTTCGTAAACCCGTCACCGACGATTTATGGGAGAATCATCTCAAAGGTGAAGGCCCTGCTTTGGGAATCATCCCTATCACAGAAGATAATAGCTGTAAGTGGGGTTGTATTGATATTGACGAATATAACTTTGACCATCTTGGCCTCATTCAAAATATTAGGAAGTTAAATCTTCCACTTATAGTTTGCCGTTCTAAATCAGGCGGCGCTCACGTTTTTTTATTTACCAAAGAAAATATTTCAGCTGCTTTAATGCAAGCTACTCTTAAAAAATTTGCAACAGTTTTAGGATATGAAGGTTCAGAAATCTTTCCTAAACAAACAGAAATACTAGTGGAACGTGGTGACACTGGTAATTTTTTAAACTTACCTTACCACAATCTAATGAAAGGATTAAGATATGCTATCAACGATGAAGGCAATGGTTGCACACTTGAAGAATTTTTTGAGCTCTATAATTTATATGCGCAAGAAAAAAATCAAGTCGAGCAAGTTAAAGTCGAACAGAAGAAAATAGAGGAAGCATTTCCTGGAGGCCCACCTTGTTTAAATAAACTAGCTTCAACTGGTTTTGGGGAAGGTTCCAGGAATAATGCTTTATTTAATATTGCAGTTTACTACAAACAATCAAGACCAGATACTTGGGAAGATGATATTGTAAAAGCTAATATGGATTATATGGAACCTGCTTTAAGTAATGGTGAGGTTCAACAATTAATTAAATCAGTTAATAGAAAAGGTTATGATAAATACAGATGTAAAGATGCACCAATTAATTCTGTATGTCAATCTGGTTTGTGTAGAACAAAAAGATATGGTGTAGGTTTTGGTGAAGAGGAAATGCCAGTACTTGGAAGTTTAACTAAATATGCATCAACACCACCACAATGGTTTTTAGATGTAGATAAAACTAGAATAGAATTAAAATCAGAACAACTTTATAATCCTGGTATGTTTGCATTGGCATGTTTAGATCAAGCTAATTTAGTAGTACCAGTTCCTAAACCAAAAGATTGGAAGCAACATTTTTTAAAACCTATGATGACCAATCTTCAAGAAGTTGAACCATTAGAATCTTTAAATCCTGTAAATGAATTAACAGGACTATTACAAGATTGGACTACCAATAGACAATCTGCAAGAACATTGGATGATATATTTAATAAACTTCCTTTTACAGATGAGAATAGAGAATTTACTTATTTTAGAATGGAAGACTTTTTTAATTTTTGTAAAAGAAATCATTGGGAAAAAGATAAAACTCAAACAGGTAATTTATTAAAACAATTAGATGTATTTATTGAAGAGACTAGAATGACAATTAAGAAACAACAACCTAGATTAATTAAAATTAAAACTATGAAAAAAATAGAAGCATCTACTTCTCAAACTAAATATCATGAGGAGCATTTTTAATATATGAAAACAATAATTTTAGGACCACCAGGTACAGGTAAAACAACTACGTTATTAAATTTAGTAGATCAATTTTTAAAAGATGGTGTTAGACCAAGACAGATAGGTTATTTTTCTTTTACTAGAAAAGCAGCAAACGAAGCTGCGGATCGTGCGGCGGAGAAATTTAATTTAGATAAAGAAAATGATTTACCTTTCTTTAGAACTTTACATTCATTTGCTTTTAACCAATTAGGTATGACAAAAGAAAAAATGATGAAACCAGAAGACTATAAAGAGTTTGGTGAAAAATGTGGTATTCCAATTAAGATTGCAAAATTTTCTGATAGTGATGGCACATTTAATTCTGATAATGAATACCTTACAATAATAAATACAGCCGCAGTTAAGAGAATGGATTTATTAGAATATTATGATTCAAGAAAAAACATATTAGATATAGAAAGAAATACTTTATTTTTATTATCTGAAGAATTAAAAAAATTTAAGAAAGAAAAAGGATTGAAAGACTTTAATGATTTATTAGAAGATTTTATTTTAAAAGAAAATTTAGTAACGTTTGAAGTTTTATTTATAGATGAAGCTCAAGATTTATCTTTAATACAATGGGAAATGGTTAGAAAAATTTGGCAACTAGCTAGAAAAACTTATATTGCAGGTGATGATGACCAGGC